CACAGGAAACCCCAGCCAAAACGCCAGAAAAGGTATCCGCTGAGAAACCGAAATCTGAGACTGAAAAGGCTGATGCCAAGGCATTTGCAGCTTTAGCTCGTCAAAAGACTGAACTACGCCAGTTAGAGTCAAAAGTCGCAACTGAAAAACAAGCAGCAGAGACGATGCTCAATGAAGCGAAGGATCGTCAGTCAAAGGCTGAGGCAAGAGTCAAAGAACTAGAAGCCCTTTTCAATGATCCAACTAAGTTTTTCGAGTATGGATTCGATCATCTAGGTCTAAAGACGGAAGAAGATTTCAAGAAATACGCGAAGAATCAATGGCAACGTCAACAGACTGGGACTACGACAGATGCCAAACCACTTACGGAAGCTGATGTAGCGGCGGCTGTAAAAAAGGATCGTGAAGCGCGAGAGGCCACACAGGCAACAGAAGCCATATACATCAATTTTGATAAACTGATGCAAGATGAAAAATATGAGGCTTCGAGTCTAATTTATTCGAGGGCCGAAGCACGGAAAGTTGCTGATGACATTTGTAACAAATTAAATGCTTTAGGTAAGACGCCACGAAAGCCAAATGGTGATTTTGATTTGGAAGCTGTAGCAGATGCCGTAGATGAATGGGCTCAGGAAGATGAGCGTTACAAACGTCTAGTCGCACGTGGACTACCTGCAAAGAAAGCGGCTGCAACTACAACTGAGGATAAAACCAAGGTTGTGGCCAAAGTTGATCCAAAGAAGGTAGTAGTACCAGCAAAGACTAATGGGGCCGCCGCAAAGCCACTAACTCACAAAGAACGAGTGGCTTTGACAATGGAGGCTGCTAGGAAAGCTAGCTAAAGACTTTAGGCTGCGGTTTTAGCCATGTTACCGTATCTCCTCCTGAGCTGCCCGGGTGCCTAAAGAGGCAGCATTTTTTCGTTACACTAAACCTAGTTAGTGTAAAGGATTCGGATGAGCGATCCTTTTAGAATTGATGATGACATTCTGATCATCTCCAGGGATGGTATCAACGGTCGTCCTGTAGTCAGGACTGAAAGACATATTTTCTGTTACGAGGACTTGATTGGTGATGGACCAAGCGAAGACGACGTTCCCGCCTTTGTCGGCGGCGTTCGCAAAAATATATTGCAACGCATCCCGTTCGTTCATCGGGGGTTTTTCGGTGGGCGTGCCTTTGGAGATAACTAGAAAAAGAAGCTTTCCGAATCCCTTATTACGCAAATATTCCTGAAACATGTGATGAGTTTTCGAATAGTCGAACTCATAATCTTCTGACCCGAACAGAAGTTCCATGAACGCATTTTCGTCATATATCCAAGCCGTGTAAGCATCATTAGTTCTAACTTGTGCTTGCTTCTCGGCCTTGCGTCGCTTCTTTTCGTCAGATTTCTGGCTCATTTTCGTATCTCCTTAATTCCTGATACGTTAATAACTTTAATATTTACGGATCAAGAATGCGGTTCTTCGCATTCCCGGGCTGAGTATTGAATCCATAACGAGGATCATCTGATTTGAATGTATTAATCCATTCTCGCTCTAAGCGGTCGGCTTCACGAGGGCTGTCACATGTTGCAATGACTTCATTGGTCCATCCATCAATGCCATAGTCTTTGAGCGCAAAGTGAAAGCGCGACCGCCACTTAAGTGTGAATCGCAGAGCCTGACGAATGTGCTGTTGCCAGCGCTTTTGCATCGTTTGCGAAGTCTGGCCCACATAACGCTTCCCCGTGGCCTTATGAGTGTGAACGTAGATGATTATAGCCATTCGGGATCCATCATTTCTTACGAATCTCAACTTTCGAGTACTTGACTAACAACATATAGATTCGCACAATCTGGATCTTGACAATTCCTCTGACTACGTCCATGAGGGCATTCAACGCCCATTGTTTTGGCATAATTATCGTCCATTTCAACTAAAATCTGTTCTATTAGCTTCTGCGCTTCCTTCACTTCAATTTCATTATATGAGCCAGATTGTGTTTTGGCCATTTCAACCCAATATTTTTCTAATAGTTCTTGTTTTTCGTCACCTAGACTTGTCCAAGGCCACATTTGATTAATTTTACACTTTCGAATGCTTAATCAAATAAGCGACTGCTTTCAGAATTAACATGGCGTCGTCTTTGAACATACCAAGTGCACGATTACATCTATCACAAAGCAGAGCCCTGATTTTATTAGTTGCATGGTCATGATCTACGTTAAGTCTCTTCCCATCTTTGGGTGGGTCCAGACAAATATTGCAAAGTCCATTCTGATCTGCTAACATAATATCATATTCTTCAATAGTGAGACCATGTCTTCTAAGAGTTATAGCCCTACGATTCATAGGATTATTGATCTCCCAAGCATATCCTTTAGCCCGACGTTTTGCAGTGTTTTTAGCATATGATTTAGCGTTGTATTGATTCATTTTGGAAGCAATGGTAAGTTGATAACGTCTAGTTGCCGCGTTAGTTGGCATTTGATTAATTTTACACTTAGCTCTTTATTGAATTGAATAAGGTTAGACCTTATCAGATCTTAGGTCATGTGACTGATGCCGTCACACTAAAAAGCATCAACTCGGATCAAGTTAATTCGCTCGCGCCAGAATCCATGCGGGTTGGAGTTTCTGATCTTTTGAGTACATCACAATGACTGCTGCATCATCCACCTCTTACTCTGCGTTACTCCGGGAAATCTGGCCGCAGACTGACATTTATGATGAATTGTACACCATCAACCAATCGTTTTACGGCCAAGTGGCTAAGGATACCACATTCCACGAAATAATCCGCCATATTGCAGTTGGCTATGGTTACACTGGTGGTGCGTCAGCTCAGTTCTCAAACGCCAAGCGAAACAAGTCGCCTTCGGTTGAGTCTAAGTTTGACATTACACCCGTAATCTACTACTCTCTGTTCTCAATTCAACGCCAGCTTCTCCGCCGGGCCCAGAATAAGAAAGCCGCAATTCTGCCGGCTCTCGAACGCCAAGTCAAAATGGCGCTCAACGTCTGGAAGCGTCGCCAGGGGATCTATCTCTGGGGCTCTGGGGTTGGTTCAGTTGGCCAGATCCTTACTGCTCCTGGTGGGACCGCCACACTCTCAGTTCCCTCTGGCTCAACACAAGTTCTGACCACGAGTCAGATTCAGCTAACCAACGTAGCTGATATGAAGAAGTTCCAGAAGAACCTAAACGTCGGGTTCTCAGCAGACAACACTGGGGCATCTTCACAACGGACCCAGGTTGTTCCACTGCTCGTCACGAGCCTCGACCGTGATAATGCAATCCTCACTTTCAACGTTCCAGTAGCAACATCTTGCCCAACATTTGGTTCGACCGATTATCTCTACTTTGACGGCGATTACAACCAAGTGGTTTCTGGTCTCCAAGGCTGGATCCCAACCTCAGCGCCCACTTCAACGCCTTGGTTCGGTCTTGATCGAACACAAGATGTGCAGTGGCTATCTGGGTGGCGCGTTTCAGGAAAGACCCTTTCACCCAAGGCTGCTGCAATGAAGGCCGCGAAGGTTATTGCAGAAGCTGATGGTCATGGAACTCACTACTTCCTATCACCAAACGACTACCTCAACCTTCAATATGAGCTAGAGTCATCCGGTTCACTTCGAAATGTGAAAGAACCCGCTGCGCCAATCAACAAATATGCAAGCGGCGTCACATTCAACGGCATTGAGTTTATGGGCAGCATGGGACCTATCAAGGCTTTCTTTGATATTAACACCCCAGACGGCTATCCAATGCTATTGGATATGGATACATGGACCTTCGGGACCATGGGTGATGCTCCCTACTTCGATTCAGAGGATGGTAATGAAATCCTTCGCGAAGTGGATGCGGATGCATTCGAAGGCCGAATCGTCGGGGACCTACAGCTTTACACCGAAGCACCAGGTCGTAACGTTGTCGTCACTCTGAACTCCTAAGAGTAAAAGGTAACAAGGACAAGTAAAATGAGTGATTTCAGCATCTATAAGTCTCTAAAGACTTCGGAACTAACATCAAACGCCCAGTTCTCAACAACTGGTACGGGTTCAACAACTACGGTTACGGGGGCAGCTAACGCTATTTCCCAGTCGTGTCGTCGAGAGGGCTATTTCAAAATGGCCAATATCTCAGCGACTACAACCGAGGCATCTGTTGGCGAAGCACGGGTAGTTGAGTTTACATCAACTTTCATTTCAGCTAACCTGGTGGCTTCTAACGGGGCGGCAGTTGCAAACACAACTGACTACACCTTAGTCAAGATCTACAAGGTAACCGCTGCATCTAACTATGCAACCCACGTTCTAGTGGCATCAGCCAACCTAGCTAACGTTGCAGTTTCACAATGGACCCCGGTTCCATTTGCTCTTGTCGCAAACGCAGCCAACTATCAGCTAGCACAGGGTGACGTTCTGACAGCTAACTGCACTGTCACTGGAAACGGCGTGGCCAACAACCTCGCAGTTGACGTTGACGTTGTAATTGAAGACGTTTGATCCGGACACTTTAACCTAAGAAGGATCAAAAGATGGATATTCTCCACGAAGAAGCAGGGACTAATGGTTATGGATCGGGGCGTTATATGCTCCGATTCCAACCAAATGGGACCTCAACGCCTAAATTAGTCAACGGCAACTACATCACCAGCGTGACCTATTCCGGAACAGGGACTGGGGTTTATCTTGTGAACTTTGCCTCGACTTTCAACGGGTCGTTGCTGTTCATGACGTTCGGTAAACAGTCAAACTCAGGAGGGCCAGCGGAAGGCTTTACTTTTGAGGTTGATAATGCACAGACGAACCTCACCCCCACAACTGGTGGGGCAGTAGTTGCAATCGCTGGTGTTAACGCATCAGGTTCACGAGCTACAATTGCCAATGATGCCAATACAATGGTCTTCATTGAGCTTGTATTCTCGTTCAATACCACACTCGTTCCCTAAAGGAGTTCCCGATGGCTGATACTGGCAAAGGGCTCCTCGTTTTAGCGGGAATGAAGCCAAAAGGTGATGATGATTCTGATGAAGATCAGGATTCGTCAGACGAGGTCTCTCCGGGCGAAGAGTCTGCAATGTCGGACTTTGAGAAAGCCTGTGCAGATGGTGATCATGCTGGGATGGCAAAAGCACTAGCCGCCTTCTTGGACATTTACCATGGGGGCTGAGTTTGCCCCATGAGTAAAATCTGCACCATTGATTTAGTCATAAATGTCCAAGGGGATGGGACGAATGACTCATTCCGTCTCTCAACATATAACCCAATTTCACTTCAAGATTCACCCGGAGTGAGAATGTCCTATTCTCTCTCTGCTGGATTCAATTCAGTTTCACTTGCGACGGCGTCTGATGGTGGAAAACCAAACTTTGCTCTGGTTTTGTCACCTACATCATCAACTAATATTAAGACGCTGAAAGGTATCACTGGTGATACTGGAAAGTCATTCACTGCTCAGCCATTTCTAATTCCAATTCAGAGCACGGATACAGCTCTTGGTCTCACACTCACTTCAAACGAAGTGTTAGAGATTATGTGGCTGTGAAAAGAGGCTCTCGTGATTATCAAAAGGGGTTCCAAGTTCATTCTGATGACACAGGATGGTTCAAAACGACTGGGAACCCATACCTCACGTGCTGATGCCGAAGCACAAGAACGAGCCATCAACATAAGTAAAGCAAAAGCTGCTGGACATAGGATCAAGAAATAAATGCAACTTCGATCACTTGCCCAGATGCGTTCAAAAGTGGTGTTTGAAGCGGATCTTCCGCCACCAACTTCGGCCACTACACCATCTTTAGCTGATATTAACTCTAGAATAAATGAGGGTGTGTCAGAGTTTCACCGACTCGTGGTTGTTGCAGCAGCAGACGAAGCCTATTCAAAATCCACTTGGTTTCAGACTGTAAATGTCGCACCTGTTCAACCTTTCAGTGGTTTGACACCCCCGTTTCGGGCACAGATTGATTATCCGATTCCGAGTGACTTTTATCAACTAAAACGGATCGCCTCACAAATAAATGGGGCTGACTATCGTGATATGGAGAAGTTCACACTGGCCGAAGAGTCATATCTCTTAAGCGCGACGCCAGGTTTCTCCGGTGAGCCTTTCAAATACAGATTAATTGGAAAGACCACAGCTGATGGTTCTGATACAGGGAAGATTCGTTTACTTCCGCCTCCAACAGGGGCAATCACAATTCAGGTCGATTATATCTTTGGACCAACACCATTAGTTAATGACACAGATCAATTAGATGGTTTTGCTGGATATGAAGATTATGCAATTCAGTTCGCGATCCGCAGTTGTTGCCTCAAAATTGAAGAGTTTGAGAAATCTGATCGTGCAGGGGCAGAAATGCTGCGTCTGAAATCAGACATGCTTGGCCAACTCAGAAGCCGTGATGCATCAAGACCAGCCAAAGTCAGTATGACTCGTGACCAATGGTTCGGTCGTGGTCGAAGACGTGGCGGGTTTAATGCCTAATCCTAACATTCAAGCGCAACCCACGATTTTGCAGCGAAGTTGGACTTATGTCCAAAATGCCGGAACCTCATCTGCTACACTATTAACGAAAACTGCTGTCCCATTTCTTCGTCGAAGATTAGATCCACAGAGTGCGAGTCTGGCCACTATAATTCAATGGGCCAATCTATTCATGAATGATGTAGAACAAGCCACAGTGGGGTCTCGAAGCCTTCCGTTTGGAGCAGGTGGCACCGTAATACTTCCGATTACGTTCAAGGTCGGAACAAATTATCAAATCCCTCATTATCTAAAGACGGCGTCACTTATTGCTTTCTGGTCGATCCCTTCCTCAGGATTTGGAAATATAGTTGGGACTGTCACTTTTGATAATACATATGCATATGTGACCCCAAATAGCGAGTTCACAGCTGGCATGTTTATCGTGGTGGTTCCATAATGCCTGTTCAACCCGGAGACGCAAGTTTAATTGAGATTTCCCTGGGTGGAGGTCTGGATGAGACTACATCTGCGACAAATCTGCCATTTGATAAAATGCAGATCTGTTCTAACGTTGTATTCGCGGATCGTCAATCATGTCAACAACGTCAGGGTATCACAGCCCTCACCACAATATCTAATGGAAGAAAGATCGTTCCTCACCAGAATGAGGTCTTGGTATCAGATGGTCTAAATCTTCAAAGTTGGAATGCGAATCAAGATGGTGTGACCAATCGTGGTCAAGTATCTCCATGCATGGTCAGTCGTCGTCTGTTTGCATCAGGAAACAATAAAGACCAGCAAGTTCCAAATTATAATTATCCAATCACTCCTCTTGGAAGCGTCGCAACGGATGTGACGACACAAACGTGCGTTCAAATTTGGCAAGATGGGACTTCGGTTCAGGCATCAATATTAGATCTTTCGACTGGGGCATATATTCAAACTGGACAGGTTATTGCTCAAACACTGTTTTCAGGTGGACCAGTAGCTACACCTCAGTATCAACCACGTGTCGCCATTTATGCTGGATATGCCTATGTGATCTATTATGACCAAAACTTTGCAGTTTTAAGGTATCGCTCAATCCAATTAGCTGGCGTGATGAATGGGTGGGGTGCAGCAACTTCATTAGCAGGCACAGATCCAGCAATCAGCTTTGATATTTGTACAGCTGTATGCCAAGATTCAACACAAATCTTAGCTTTGGCTTATCTTCATAATAACTCAGGGACTTATCAAGCGAAAGTTACTTTCTATAATCACACTGCTGGTGCTCTAATTGCTGTATCAACCACTGTGGTCACTACAGTCCCAGCAACCCCAACTCTAATCACTATTGCAACTAATACACAGAACAATGTTGCAGTGTTGATCGCAACTTCAACATCAAGCACTGTACACAAATTATATTATGCATGCAATGTTGCAGTCAATGAATCCACTCTCAACTCAGTCGGGTCAGGCAACGTTGCGAACCTATTGACTGGTGCAACGACGTATCGAACTGTTGGACTTGTTGATATGCAATCTGGAACAGGTAATTCTGCTCTATGGTGTGTTGTTGCATCATGCGATTATACAACCACTGTTTCAGCCACAACTGTGACTCAAAAAATTAATACAATGGTGCAATATGGGACAGTAAGTGTGGATGGAACCACCACACCGCTGGCTCTCTCGGTTACAACACCTATTGGTTATCAACAATTAAGTAAACCCTTCACCTTTACAACAAATGGGACAGTTAATGTTTATTGTGTACTACTATGGCAAGAAGGTCAACGATATGACAACACCCGGCCAGCATCTGGCGCATATCAAACAGTCATAATTTGTCAGATCCCTATCAGCTCTGGCAACTCAGCGGGGATCCCACTACCAATAGCTGTGGTGGCGCCAAGATTCGCGGGAGATGCCGTTCCGGCGTTCTACGATACATCTCTATATAACAACCAGATCTACGCTATTGGGACAGAAACTGATGTTGGTGGAAACACATCTTTGACTCAGCTCGTTCTGGACTTTCAAGATCCTGGATTATGGCAATCAGTAGAACTAGGAGACTGGACCTGGATTGCTGGTGGTCTGCCAATGATCTATGATGGTAATCTTCTCTGCGAAGCTGGATTCACGAATCAACCATTAAGTCCAGTTGTTGGTCTCCCTGCTGCTGGATCAGTCGTTATACCACAAATTACAGATTTGACTTACTGCTGTGTTTATACCCAACAAGATGTACATGGTAATTTGCATCAGTCACCACCCAGTCTAGTCACGATTGTTGATGCCTCAGCAGGTTACCCATCAGCCACGCTTGAAATCTTCCCTTGCGTTACGACTTACCGTCAACCATTCACAGTCGGATACCAGGCAGGACAGCAAGTTCAAATCGAAATATATCGTAACTCGTCAGATGCACCTGCGGTTTTGCAGTTAATCGCCACTATTGAGAACGTTCAAGGTCAAGCGGCCTCGACTTTCACTGATACTGTGCCTGATAATTCAAACGCCACAGCTAAGATTCTATACATCACAGGTGGAGGTGTTCCATCAGATGGACCGCCCAATCTATATGCTCTAGTACAACATTCAGACCGAGTATTCGGTGTCTCAGAAGATGGGCAGACTTCTTACTTCACAACTTCTTTCGTCCGTGGTGAGTGCCCACGATTTACTGATGCCTTCACTCTTACGTGGCCAGAAGGTCCACTTACGGCACAATGGTCAATTGATGGACGATTCCATGCCGCTACAGATCGAGACATTTGGTATACAATAGGTGACGGTCCAGCCGATAATGGATCTGGGAATGACATTCAATTGCCTCAATTGTGGCAAGCCACTCAGGGCGTCGTAGACCCGCGCGGATTAGCAGTGTTCCCAGGAGGAACACTATTTTGGAGTCCACGTGGTTTATATATGGAGGATCGCTCTGGAAACTTCACTTGGCTTGGAGAACGAATCCAACGTGAAATGGGACCTGGAACAAGCTATCCAATTTTGACTAGCATCACACCATTAGTTGATGACGGAGTAATACGATTCACTGCTTGGAACGGTCTCGGGTTTTCAGGTACGGCCGGAAATATAATCCATTGGGATTATAGACGAGATAAGTTCTCGACTCATAAGACTAAACAAAATGGTGCGAGTGCCGACTATTGCATTAGTTCCGCATGTATTAATGGGGTTTGGTATGGACTGTTCCCGGTGGGAGCCAACCCTGATTCGACGACTCTTTCAATGGAAGACTCAACTACTTGTCTAGATAATTCAACCTTCGTAACAAGTCACTTGCGTACTGGCAATTTTCATCCAGAAGGGATGCAAGCCAATATGCGGATCCATCGTCTAACAGTTCTAGGTCAACAAGTTACACCCGCTGAGATAAATGTGACTCAATATCGAGATTACACCAATGTATCAGATTATGTTCAAACTTTCACAGACGCGGATTTGAACGGCCTAACTCAACTTCAAGTTCAGTATACAGCATCGCCGCAGAAATGTGAAGCTATTTCAGTTGATCTTTCCACATCAGCTCCAACTACAGAGTCTGTTGGAATAGGACAATCCATAGTTTGGCAAAATCTACAAGTCAGACTCAGAGGGAAGCGTGGCGAGTTCAAGCAGATTCCGAATAACCTTCGGCGTTAGTCTTTAGGTCAATTGGATAAGGGTAAGGAATAATTATGACTCAGGGACTAGCAGGCTACGTCAATCCTAATACCAGATCAATTGGACCTGGTTTGGGGGGTCTAAGTGCAAATGCTAATCCCCCACCTCCTGGTGCTCCAAAACAACCCACTGTGGCGGCTCCAACTGTAACACCGGCGGCCCCTGCGGTTGCAGGTCCCGCTCCTCAGGGTGGATTGGGTGGGTCTGCTGTTAATCCAACGGTCAACACTCACAATAATAACACTGGACCAGGTGTGATATTCGGAAGCCTCTTTGGTGGTGGAGATAACGGATCTAATAACCCTGGTGGTGTTCCAACACCATCAGGTGCAGGTGCTAACTATAATTATAACCCAGCAAACCCATTAGCGCCGCCTCCTACAGCTGGTGGTAGTAATACGACAAGTGGGGTCGGTGGGGCTCTACCTCCTGGATATAGTTCGACAGTCATCAATGGAACAACTTATTATTCAGGACCGAACGGAAGTTTCAGTTCAACACCCCCCGCTTCTACAGGTGGAAACGGATACCAACCGACTGTTGTGTATGGACCTACTAACGGTTCTAATCCTCAAAATGAATTAAACCCGGGGACAGCACAATTTGGTGGTGCATACGGTGGGGCGAATAACGCAGCGAATCAATATGCAGGATTAGCATCAAATGCTATGGGGACTGCCACACCCACCTTAAATCTGACAGGTGCTAACACCAGTTTCGGAAATGCAGATCAAGATAGAAATGCCACTGGTGCTGGGTTAGGTTTACTTGGAGCTACGGCAGCGGGGGGTGGACCTGCGGAACAAGCAGCACAAGCAACTTTAGCACAAGGGACTGATCAAGCTCTCACTGGTGGGATGGCATTAGCTAACTCAGCACGTGGCGGAGGTCCAGCACAAGCGGCTGCCCAAGCTGGTGCATTGAATAATGTGACTTCGACCATAGCTGGTGGTGCTACGGCGGCAAGCAATCTCCAAGCAAATATGGAAGCACAAGCACAAGGGCAGTATGTTGGGGCAACTCAGGCTCAACAAGCAGCGGATATATCTGATGCCAATGCTCAATATCAACAGCAAATGGGCGTCGCTGGACTTCAACAAGCTCAGACTGCCCAAAACGCACAAATTGCACAAGGGTGGACTGGACAAGCCAACTCTGTTGAAGAAGCACAATTAGCTGCTAACTCATCTGCGTATGCCAACAACCTAGGGCTAGCTGGAACAGCGATGCAAATTGGTGCCAACCAACAATCACAAGGTATATCTGCGGGTGTTGGACTTGGTGTTGGTATTCTTGGCGCCCTTGCGTCAGCATAAGGAATCACTATGGCAGATGAATTAAATTACACGCCAGTAGATCCGCAAGGGATCCAGCAATCAATTGCTGGTGGTCCATTAGCATCTGTGCCTCCGCCTGTTACAACCCCAAATAGCATACAATCATCAATTGGTGGTCTTGGGCCAGATGCCAATGTATCTGTACCATTCGATCAATCCGCCGCAGATAGCAATCCAAATGGGACTTTTGGATGGGCGAGACAAGCTGGGACTCAGCAATATGGGTATGGGTCACCTTCGACCCAAACATACCAGCAACGGATGCAAGCTCAAATGACGCCAGAGCAAAGAGCTGCACAAGCAAAGTTTGCTCCGCCCTCGGCTATCAGTTCAGCGCCCGTGTTGCCATCAGGTCCTGTTGGTGATAACGGACTCCCCACAGTTGTTCCTCAGGGGTATGTTACGCCGCCCCCATCAGCGCCTCCGGTTCAAGTTGCGCCTCCGGTGGTCAAAGCGGCAGAAGAAACAAAAGCAAAACCTGCCGAAGCCAAACCGAATACCGGATTAGGATCAGGTGCCCCCGGCGAGCCATTCGATCCATATG